AGGAAAAGGCGACACAAGCATGGAAGGCTCGATGTTGCTCTCATCAGTCCGGGTCACGTCGCCCGGAACACCAGAGGGACTTGCATAAAGATAAGATACCATTTTTGTTCCTTACTTTCTGGCGGGTTCCGCCGACTTACTTCGTTTTCCGTTCATCCCAATATTTTTGGTTCAATTCGTTTTGTTTTTCAGCTGTCATAGGATCGTTACCATCACCAAAGTCAGCATCTTGGAACTTTGTTCCATCTTTAGATTTGCCGAGCCCTGTTCCACGCTTCACTTTGAGAACATCGCTTGCTGCAATGAAAAGCATTTCAGATTTGAAATCAGGTTTCTTACCGCCTGACAACACATCAATAACAGCTTTGCCATCCTTCGTCTTATAAGCAGCCTTCAACGATTCTTCTTTGAGATCAGCTTTTTTATCGATTCGAAGACCTGGGGCAAGGATCTCGGCACGAGCTTTAGCAGAGTCTCCAGTCTTTTTCTTTTGGGACTGTTCGCCCTCTTCACCTTCAGCTGAGCCTTCGTCTTCGCTCTCTTCTTCGTCTTCGTCACCTGCCATGCCCTCATCATCGTCGTCGTCTTTGGACTCTTCTTCTTCGTCATCGTCTTCAGACTTTTCTTCGTCCTGGGCTCCGAGATGTTCGAGTACTTTCGCGACAGCAGCCTCAAGAGCTTTCACACGCTCCATGATCTCCATCTCTTCACCGTCGCCATCTTCGGACTCTTCGTCTTCTTTTTCTTCATCCTTACCAGCGACTTTAGACTTGTCTTCTTTGGTGAAGCCTCCACCGTCTTTGCCTTTCAGCTCGCCCTGCTTTTCCATTCCTTCGATGCGCTTGCTGACCTTTTCGAGAACCTCACCAATGTCACTTACTTTTTTGACAAGCTCATCATAGGCACCAGCATCCTTCGATTCTTCCTTGTCTTCTTTCATGGCTTCATCGATCACTTTGGTGCCAAACTTCTTTTTCAAATATTCAATAGCTTTCGGTCCCATGTTCACCTTTCCTTTTTCATCACTGATTGCGTAGGATGATCCCGCGCGACCTTGTTCAACTAAGGCGATATGGTTCCCAACAATGTTTGTTTGGATGCCTTTGCCTTTGTCAGTTTGTTCATACTCTGCTTCGTATCCGCAAGAGACTTCTCGCAGTCCAGCTTTCACGAGCTTAATTGTGAAAGATTCTTTGATAAGAAGATCCGCGAGTAAGCTTTCTTCACCATCTTCATCGGGCTCAGATGCTCTTCTCACATTCTGAGCTGCACCCTTTGAAAGCGCTGACCAGTTTTCAGGCGTTACGAAATCTTCTGGATGCTTGATAGTAATATCTTTGCCTTCAAAAGATGCGATCGTCTGGGGTCTGAAAACTTCTTCAGCCGATCGATAGATATGCACTTTGCCATCTTCACCTAAGTCAAGTGGCGTTTCTCCTTCACCGTATTCCATCCATCCCGTTCGAGCGATTGGGACGTTGAGACAAAGCAAAAACCCTTCGGGGGTTTCCCTGATATTTTCAGATAGCTTTGTGGGTGTGTAGAATTTTGCCATCTATTCGATTAATAACCCGTAGGCAAAGTGCCCATTGTGAATCGAAGCCCGATTACAGTTCCAGCTGCTGGTGCAGTGGCAACAAAAGTCGTCACACCCGATGAGGTAGCTGCAAGATTTACAAGCACCATGGACGCTCCAGCAACACTTGGATTTGCAGTCTGATTAGGATCTCCCACCACTTCGATATGGTCAGAAGCAGAGCCAGTAGCTAGAGGTACTTCAATTTGTCCAGAGCCAGTCGTGGTCGCTGTCGCTGGAGCAATGAATGCTTGCCCAGCAGTAGGAGTCAATCCGAGTGGCAATCCAAGAGATTGAAATCCGGCTGCTGTAGTCGTTCCTACACTCGTGATGATGTAAGCAAGTCCTGCCGTCACACCCGTGGTGACGTTGATCGGAGTACCTGACACCGTGGAAACGTAACCCGAATAACCACTCACATAACCTGAGTAGGGTTTTTTAAATTCAACAAGGATATAGCCGACAGCTGGATTGGGATTTCCAACAGCAGGAGTTGCACTCGTGTGCATGTAAACGTTAGCGGCAGCTGCGCCTTTCAACGAGCGAATGCCGAGACCATTCCCGTTGGTGGAGTCCACGACAAAGTTGACATCGAGTTGATTTGATCCGCCGTTGACGAAGTTATTTGTCTGCTCACCGAAATTATTTTTCAGAATGAGGACTGGGACTGCCGCTTGAACCGAAATTGAAATGGCCAGGAGTGCTAGCACTCCCAAACTAAATTTTCTCATTGAATTTTTCTCCTGTTAACCCATAATAGGGCGTTTTGTTTTTCCTGCAACACTTTAATCAAGAAACTGAACATCCTGATAGCATCGACAATTTGGAAAGGTTCCCGCGTGGCCAGTTGTCCCATCTGACAAAGTAGGTGGTTTAGCGTAATCCACGTACTTTCCGTTCATTTTTGCATGGCTGTCACGCTCTGCGCCATCCATAGTTGTTCTCCAAATATATCCTTGAGCACCGATCGCTTGAGCCCGCACTTGAGTGATTGACGCATTTGCTCTTGCTACTTCAGTACGAGCAATTAGCATCGCTTTTGATTCTGAGACTTGAGTAGATTTAGCAAGCTCTTCAGCTATTTCACTCGCGCGTCTGCCCTCATACACAGCTTTTGTTGAAAGTTCTTGAGCCCTGATACCTGCTTCGATCGGAATGGATTTGATCAACTCCACTTGTCTTGCCATGAGATTCACTATCTCAGCACTAGTTTGACCAGCGGTAGTTTCTCTAAGTAACTTCCCGATCGTTTTTGATTTAATCGAATAGGATCTATGATTGGATTTTGACACTTGCTCCAGCATCTTAGCAGCTTGTCGTCTAGCCCATGGATCAATTAATTTTGAATAAGCCTTAAGAGCTTCTTGCATGTTGAGTGGCTCATTGAGCTTGTCACCGTGTGTATGGGCTTCAACGATGTGCCCAGCTACCTTACCTACTTTTCTGAGAGCCGACATGAAAGAACGCTCAGCAGCAGTAGAAGGTTTGAAAGGCTTATGCGCCATTAGGAAAACCATATCTCATTGCTTCTGAAAACTTTTCATCTTTCTCAAAAGTAGGATCTTCAATAAATCTTGAAGCCATTACTTCACTACCAGGCAAACCATCTCTCTTAGGATGAGCATCTTCATGAGCGTAAAATACTTGTGATGGATCGTGTAGATCTTCATCATCGAGTTTACCCAGTTGATAGAAATCTCCCTTTTTAACATCAGCAAGAGAGCATTCAACCGCAACATATCTCCAACATTTCCTAAGCGCCATTGAACTCTGCCACCGAAGCTTTTCGAATAGGGATCACGTCTGCTGGAACATGATTCGCTTTAACCTGAATCAAAGGTCTAGGTTTTGTAACGTATCCAGGACTCAGACGCTTTTGCACTTCTTCGGAATAGCCCTTGATGTTGCAGCGAACTGGACATTGTTGAAGGCTCGCAGTCCATCCACCAGCTCCTCCATGCCAGCTTTCTACAAATCCCTTGTCACCACATCGTTTACAAATAGGCATCATGATTGCTTTTTCACCTTGTAGCGGTCATCCAATTTCGGATGCGTGATTTTAAGTTCATACGCGAACATGAGACAGCAACTCGCATGTAGAAGATGCGAAAGTCCAGTCTCTTCGTCCAGGTCTTGTCCTTTAAGATAGGAGAACAAGTGTCTGAGTGCTGCACCCATGAGTCTACTTTGCGAAAGTCCTCGCCTCCAATTATGAGCCGCGTATTTGCGAGCCCCAAATGTAAGGACAAGACCCACGCCTTCAATCCACGGAGCTGATAGAAGGTCCAGCCGATTTTTCTCTGCATCTTTCTTAATAGCCTTTTTAAGATTCATGAATATTTATCTAGTGATAATTGGAGTAGGGGGAGGCGAGCCAGGATATCCGATCGCTGTACCAAGCGATTCATCTTTAGACTTTTGCTTATCAAGCCAGTCTCGAATCTTTTTAGCATCAGAGCCCATCATCTTTTTCCCGTCTTTGCCCTGCCGCTCTTCAGAATATCCAATAGCTGCCGCTTGTTTCTTGTTCGTAACCTTTTTTCCCGAACTAGACTTAAGCGTGCCTTTGTAAAATTCTTTCATAGTGCCCGCAACACCTGGGTCATTGACCGCTGCCACTCTCTTTGCATTATCACGAGAGAGCCATCGTCTAATTTTCTTCCATGCATTGTCTTTTGTTATACCTGTCAATTGAGTCTCCTCTTCTGAACTATCTTTGCCTCTTTTTTTCCAAAAAGATTTTGCCTTTTCAGACATATGTTCTTCGTTAGGTTGAAGTTTTTCACCTTGTTCCTTCTCAAATTGAGTATAAACTTCGGATGCAATTCCTTTTCTTTGATGTTCCGGCTTTATAGATGAGATAGGCTCCCATCTATCTTTCTTATTCTTAAAAAAAGTTATTCGCCCAGCTTCTGAACCTTTATTACTTATATTCGCATGAACAAGCTGTTTGCCACTTTCAGTTTTTTCTTTAACCCATTTAATTTTATATCCCTTACTTTCTATCCCTCCTTCTGGATTTTCCTTTTCATTTTTAGTAGTACTTCCACCAGATCCAAACTCACCGTTCTTAGCTCTATGATGTTTTCCCTCTTCAAAAGTATCCTCAATTTTACCTTTTGCTGGTTTAGGAAGTGGTACTGCTAAATCTTTCTTGGTTGTTGCTGGATCGCCTGGATCACCACCAGGATTACCCACACGTTGAGCCCCGATAATTTTATCTGGCTCAGGCGGGTTCTCCTCCATCGATTCAGCCTCTTCTACATCTTCGTCACTGATGTGAGTGAAGAGTCCAGTCTCTGGAGAATTCTGTTTCAATTCTTTCATCGCAGTCGAGGAGCTTACGAGTCCAGCTTCATGCGCTTCAATCACGGTGTCAGTTGTAGTCTTTGCTACTGTAGCCTTATCCGTTGCGCTCATCTGCCAGAGTGGCGTGAAAGTGAACATGAGATCTTTTGGAGCAGGCTTTCCGGTCAGTGACCTACAAATCACTTTGAGTAGGACTTCAAAGAATGGCCGAAGCTTTTCTTCCTGCTTTGATTTGATCGAATCATAATAGATTCGAATGTCAGTCTCGCCTGTAGAGTTGAGTCCGGTCGGTGTTTGATTGAAAAGAATAATAAGTGGGATTTCAACTGATCCTGAAAGCTGTTGAGCAAACTGGAGTGTCACATCAGATAATCCCGCAAACGTATAAGTGTCGGCAGAATAGTCATCGTTCTTATCCATGATGGTCAAACCTTCGTTGACTTGAAGCTCACGCATCAGTTCAAACGAACGCACCATGTTCTCTTGACCCTTACCGCCTGCTGCAACGATCTCTCTAAATTTATCGACAGCGATGCGTCTCAGATAGGCTCGATTTACAAGCCCTCCCATCGAAGCAGTAGCCGTATCAAATTCAATGAGCTTATCCCATGGGCGTTCAAGAACTGACTCACCCCAGAGCATTTCAGTGATCGCCTGCCAGAATGGGAGTTCAATTCCAATCATTCGAAGACACCGAGTATGGTGAACTCGCACGTGTCCGTTTGCATTTTCAGTTTCTTGGCCACCTGGCTCTTGTCCAGGATCGTTCAGATTCGCGCCGAGTACGATGTCATAATATTCAGGCAAACCGAGATCCGGGCCTTCGTTAATTAATTTGTCGAGTGCAGGATAAATCTGCCAGCGATCGTAAACGACAATGCCCTTAAATTGATCTTCGCCGATAGTTTCGGGATCAAGCGGGCTTTCAAGATCTTGACCTTCAATCTGCAAGACACCAATAGCCCCGCCATAAAGACGTGACCACTTAATCGTGCTTCGAGTAGCATCCATAACTTTG